GGCGTCTCCCCGTCAAAGAAGATCTGCCGCATCCGCGCGTCGCTGGCCGCGTCGCGGAACACGCCAGAGCCGCTGATGCCGGCGGATTTGACGCCGGCACCGGCCAGCAACTCGCGCCAGCCCCCCGCCGAATCGAGGCTTGTGACATCCACGCTCTCGGCGTTGAAGTTCACCCGCGTCGCGCGCAGCCCCGCCATCGTCTGGAAATTGCCGCCGCCGTTGAGATCGACCTTGATAAGAAGGTCCTTGCCGTTCTGAACTGCCATGTTTCGTCTCCGTTCTCAGTTGGATCGGGCACCGTCATCCACGCGCGCCCGAAATGTCAGGTCGATCCGCCGGTGCTGCCCGTCGCGGCTGCGCCGCGCGCGGGCGCGCAGAAAGTTGAACGACACCAGCTGTCCCCGGTCGAGGGTCAGCGCCGCACCGTCGAGCGCGTCGCTCACCGCCCCCGCCGTCTGCTTGGCGACGAGGAACCCCGCTGCCGCGCTCACCACCGAGACGGGAACGCGATGCTCGGCACCCGCCGCCGTGCCGTCGCCGCTCTCGCGCACGTCCTCGGGACCGAGGACAACGTAGAGATCGGGCACCGCACCCTGCGGAGCGGCGTCATAGATCGCGCCGCTCACCAGGGCCGCGAGCGCCGGGTCGCCCGAGAGCCGCTGCCAGATCGCCGATTGAAGCGCCGCCGCCATGCCATAGCTCATGCCACCACCTCCTCCTCGGCCCAGAGCGTGAGATAGCCGGGGCCCACATCGCTCTCGGTCACCGACAGGATGTGAAACAGCCGCGCCCCGTCGCGCAGGCGCTGCCCGGGTTGGGGACGCGACAGCGCGCCCTGCGGGGCCGCGCGCACAGTGATGCGATAGCCCGCGCGTCCCAGCCGCAGCCCCTCACCCGCCACTTCGCGCCCGGTGCGCACGTCGAGCGCCACCCAGAGCGTGCCGCGCACGGCCCAGACCTGCGCGAACCCGCCCGCGCCGTCGGGCACGCGCTCGGGCACCTCGAGCACCAGCGGGCGGTTGAGGACGGGCCGCGCCATCACCGCGCCCCTCCGCCCAGCAGGCGGACCTTGCGGTACCGCTCGATGAGGCTCGCCACCCCAAAGGGCATACAGCCCTCGCCGAGCGCGGTCTCGGTCCGGTGCTCGTAATAATGCGCCGCCAGCAGCAGCACCGCCTGCGCCAGATCGCCGGGCAGATCGCCCCACGCGGCACCGTACCCGGCGCGAAACCCGATCTCGGCCACCCCGCCCGTGGGTACCATCGGCAGGCTGTGCCCCGCGGGCCGCAGCACAGGGCGATGCGCGTCGCGCTCCAGCCGGTAGAGCGCCGGGGCGATCACCTCTTCCTCGTCGGCGCGGTCGCGCAGCACGAGGCCCAGAATCGCGCTCACCGGTGCCATCGGCAGGGGCTGCCCGGTCGCGTCCTGCCAATCGTGCAGCACCCAGGAAAACGCCCGCTCGATCAGCGCCTTTCCCGTGCGCCCCTCGATTGCGGCCAGCGCGGCGCGCAGGAATCCCTCCAGCACGGGGTCCTGAATATCGTCATCCGCGAAGCCGGTGCCCAGCCGCAGATGCGCCTTGAACTCCGCCAGCGGGAATGCGGCATCCGGCACCGCGGTCTCTTCCATCAGCAACATTGACCATCTCCATCATCCCGGGCCCCTCCGGTATCGGCGGCGCGCGCCGCCCGGCCTTGCCCGGACGGAGGGGAAGCTCAGCAACGCCGCATCGTGCGGCGCGCGCCATGGGACGGGGGCAATCCGCCCCCGTCCGCCTTCACCGCGCGCCTCAGGCGGCAGCGAACCGCAACAGCTTGATCGCCTTGAAATCGCTCACGTCGCCGCCGACGCGCTTGGTCGCGTAGAACAGGACATGCGGCTTGGCGCTGAACGGATCGCGCAGGATGCGCAGGTCGGGCCGCTCGGCCACCGTGTAGCCGGCGCGGAAATCGCCGAAGGAGATGGCATCCGCACCCGCCGCGATGTCCGGCATGTCCTCGGCGATGAGCACCGGGTAGCCCATCAGCCGCGCGGGCTCTCCGGCGGCGAGGCCATCGGACCACAGGAACCGGCCATCGGCATCCTTGAGCTTGCGCACCACACCGGCGGTGCGCGAGTTCATCACGAAGCTCGCGCCTGCACGGTATTCCGCGCCCAGCGCATAGACCAGGTCCACGATCGGATCGGGGCCGTTCAGGTCCCCGTCCACGCCGGTCGGCACGTATCCGAGGTTGCCCCAGGTCCACACATCGTTGTCCACTGCCGGACGGCTCAGGAACCCGCGCGGCTTGTCCACCCCGTCCCCAGAGATGAAGGCTGCGGCCTCGGCGCGGGCGAACCGGTCGGCGATGCGCGCGGCCAGCCAGCCCTCCACATCGAATGCGCTGTCATCGAGCAGCCGCTGGCTCGCCTTGGGCAGCGCGCTCAGCTCGTGCAGCGGGATGGCGATGCGGTCGATCTGCGGCGTGTCGGTCTCGGTCACGCTGCCGGTCTCGCTGGCCCAGCCGTGACCCAGTTCGGTATGGTCCACCAGCACGTCAAACGATGTCGCCTCCACCGCCACCACGTTGGCGATGGCACGGATCGAGGCGGTGGAATTCATCACCGAACGGATCGTCTCCGAGGTCTGGGGATCGACGAGATAGCCACCCTCCGCCGTCACCGCCGTGGTGAGCGCCTTGCCCTCGAGCTCGAGCCCGCGAAGCCCGTCATCGTCGCCCGAGCGCAAATAGGCGTCGAACGCCTTGCGATGCGGCGCGTGGATATCCGGGGGGCCTGCCAGGTGCGGGCGCCCCTGCGTGAGGCTCTTGCGTTCGATCATGGTCATCTTGTCTTCCTGCTGTTGAAACCGCGTGGTGATCTCGGCCCGAAAGCCCTTGAACTCGTCGAAAAAGCCGCGCAGGGCCTCCCCCATCTCGGCTGCCGGAGACACGTCTTCCCCGGTCCGAGCCTTCGTCTCGGTCGTCATCGTCAACTCCTCTCGGTTACGGGCCGGCGCTACTGCTGCGCCATCTCCCGGCGCGCCGCCCGCAGCACGGCCGCCATCTCGCGCAAGGCGTCGTCGCCGGGGCTCTCGCCCTTGGCCGCCACCCGCGCACTGGGCAGCATCGGGAAGGTCACGAGAGACACCTCCCAAAGCTCCAGTTCCTGCAAGAGCCTCTGGCCCTTCTCGTTCCGGCTCGCGCGCACCGTGCGATAGCCGATACTCAGCCCGTCGAGCGCACCCGCCGTGATGAGTGCCGCTGCCTCACGGGCGCGCGCCACGCCGTCCAGAAGCCGGCCCTTGACCCACAGGCCCCGCCCGTCCTCGCGGACCTCGTCCCAGGTGCCAAGGGGCTCGCGCGGGTCGTGCTGCCACAGCATCCGGACGCGGCGCCCCTCCGCGGCCATCCGTTTGAGGCTCGCCGCATAGGCCCCCCGCGTCACGATATCGCCACCCTGGTCAGGTGCCTCGAACAGGCTCGCATAGCCTTCGATTCCGCCTTCCTGCGTGACACGCAGCCCCTCGGCCCCGCACTGCATGAATTTCCGTTCCAGTTCCGTCTCCATCGCCTCGCCCTTTCCGTTCATCCCGGCAACGCCCCCGCCATCAGCTTGCCCTTCCCGTAGGATGGGGTTTCACCCCACCAACCCTCACGGCAACGCCGCCAGGATCGGCTGGAACGCCTGCACCAGCACCGCCGCAACCACGCCATAGACCGCCAGCCAAAGCCGCCGCTCCAGCCGCTCGATCGCCGCCTCGAGTTTCTCCAGCCGCTCGGCCATGGCCCGCTGCTGCAGGTCCGAGACCCGCTCATGCGCCTCCAGCCGCAGCGCGGGCGCACAATCGAACGCCTCGAAGCCATAGCGCGGCGGTGGCGCGCCCTCACTCATCCGCGACGCCTTCGGTCAGCGCGGGGAGGCCCAGAAGCGCCCGCTTCTCCGCCGCTGTCAGGAAATCCGCACCTGCCACGCGCGCCCATTGCGCGTCGCGTTCGGCGGAAAGCGCGGGCACCCGGTCGAGATCGGGCGAAAGCTCCACCAGCACGTCGCCGTTGAACGTGCCCAGCCACGCCGCCACCTTGGCGCTCACCCGCGCCACCAGCGGCAGCACCGTCAGGCGATAGAACGCCCGATTGGCCTCCTGGTAATTGGCGTAGGTCGCATCGCCCGGGATGCCGAGCAGCATCGGCGGCACGCCAAAGGCCAGCGCGATCTCGCGCGCCGCCGCCTCCTTGGTCTTCTGGAATTCCATATCCGAAGGCGAGAACCCCATCGGCTTCCAGTCGAGCCCGCCTTCCAGCAGCATCGGCCGTCCTGCGTTGCGCGCGCCCTGATGATGCGCCTCCATCTC